GCACGTTGCTCGTCTATTGTTCGCAGTCCGCAGATTACCGAGAAGTCTTGTTTGGTAACACCTATGGCGTACTTCACGACAGTTACCAGACTTTCGTCTACACCTTCTAGCCTTGACAGGCTTCGTTTTCCTAACTTGTAGCCCATAACTACTTCCCCACATATTTAGAGATTGCTCTATTTCCAAACCAAAACGCTAACACAGCACTAAATAAACCTGATGTTTCACCATCCCACATTAAGTCAACAGCTTGCATCCAATCACCACCTGCCTGTGTAACCTTAACCATAACCACAACTTTTGTGGCTACGAACAATCCGAAAAAGGCATAAGTAACAACAGGACGAACACTACCCCTGAGAGCGTTGATAAATCCTCCAGCGTCAATAGATCGGTCATGCTCATACAACCCTCTTGTTTCTTCAATGTCAGCTTTTTTATCTAACTCGACCAGCTTCATCTCAGAACGTTTCTGGGCAAGCTCTGTCTCTAGCTGCATCATTTCCATACGGTGCTTCTGCGCTTGGTTCGCTTTAAAATAGCTAAGAACCTCGGGGAGAAAAGAACTCCCAAAACCTAGCAAACTTCCCAATAATGCCATCATTTTTCGTGACTCAACCAGACAGCAAATGCGCCCGTCATGGCTCCCGTTACAACAGAAATTAAAGACGCTTGCTGCGTAGATAAGTCAGGCTGCGTTAGCGCCCATTCTATGCACCGTACATACACCACCGTCATAGTGAACATCATAAAACGCGGTAGCAGCTTATATTCTAGTATCTTCTTAAAAGCTATCTGCATTAGAAACCTCCTTTTAGGCCATCCAATATCTCTGACAAACTAGGCCGTTTGTCTTTCTTCTCGTAAAGACAACTAAACACTTTAGGACACTCAGAAAAACTTTTTGTAGGGTAATGATAGCCCAAGCCACCATACCCCGCTGTAAATCTGTATACACAAACTTTTTGGTCGTTTGCATCTGTAAACCTCTTCCACAAGTGGCACTGCACATGGGTCGGGTTAGCGACTCCTGCAAGCGTTACTGATAGTATTAGCGCATTTATCACTGTGTAGCCAACATTATTAAATACATACCACCACCTAACATACACAGTATACCCAGACTTAACCCACCTATAGCCATGTTATTCTGTATCTGGCGTTTGGCTTCCATAGCCTTATATACAGTTTCTTCTCGTTCAGCACGTATCTTACGGCGCATACCCAGCATCTCGTCGTAAGTCCCCAAGCCAAACCTATAGTCCAGCATGAACTTAATTTCTTTCTCTTTTTCAATTAAGGTCTTTTTGCGGATCACAATATCCATAGCTTCTTGCTCTATGTTATCGGTTCCATGCGTTTTCTTATCTAACCACGTTGGGTTTTTACGTTGGGTTTCTGCCCTGCTTATATCCGCAACGGCGCAATACCATTGTCCAAGCTGCTTGCTAACATCCTGCATCTCACGACCAGCGCCGACTAACATTTTTACGCCTTTAAACGCTGCGTTAGCTGCTGCAAAAGCTGTAACTGGATCAATCATATATTGTTACCTCTGCAGGATCGACCACTTTTGGAATGCAGTACGCTGTTCCGTAATCCTGTATGTCGGGGTATCCGTAACGCCTTACAATCTCTCGGGCGTAGTAGTTGCAGTGGTCTAACCTGTAAAAGTATATGTCTTCGCTGGTGAGAGTGCGGCTAGAGCCTACCCCTATGTAAAGAACCAACGCGAAAACGTGTACCACATAACTTACTCCATACGGTTTAAGATCGCTAGTAACATCAAGATAGTGGCACCTGATGTACCTATTAGAACGGTCTCAAGACGCTTTATTCTAGTAAAGACCTCTTTAAATTGTATTCTAACTTCTGTTTGCACAGCAATCATATCCCGTTCTAGCGCCGAGACGCGCTCATTCATATCTGGCATTAGCTAGGCTCAATGGGCCAAGTCACACTTGTAGGAAACCCAGCTTGTGTAGGTACATCGCGCAGTGCTTGTCTGTACGTGCGCCATGCGTCTGACATGGTTACATCACTGTTAGCCATCCAATCGCAAGCAGCTAACAACAAATTACGCACCTCTCGTACTTGTTCTGCTACTTGTTCCTCTGTTAAAGTTGGAGGCGCAAGTTCTGCTTCTTGAAAGTTAGGCCAATTTGACATATCTTCAGCGTCATCAAACAATGTGGCATCGCCTGTTGTTTTGTTGTACCAAATTTTATGAGACATGATATACCCTTAAATTTCCTGCTGCACCATTTCCACCAGCGTAAGAAGCACTATTGCTGCTACCACCGCCGCCACCGGGATACCCACCATCACCGCCGTTTGAACTGTTTGAGCCTCTTGCCCCGCCCTGACCAGCGTACAAACTTACCCCCGGGGTTCCAGAATAGTTCTGATAATTAACACCACCATTACCCCCAGCAAAAACAGTTTTGTAACCTGCTACTGCTCCATCACTACCATTACCCATGCCTTGTTGTGACCAATTAAGGTAAGTTACTCCTCCAGTAACAGGCAGTGTGCCTTCTATAAACTCATATGCACCAAAATTTGACATAAAGCTGTTAGATGAGTCAGTTGCAGCGCCATTTACATATATAACTTTAGTTGCAAAAAAACTCACGTTGCTTATTGGTACCACATTGACAGAAAAGACGTTTGCTGTTGTAAAAGGTACTGACCCGTTTGCGCTAGATAAGGTGAAAGTGGTGTTGCCGCCTACTGGTCCCGGTTGAAAATTTGAGTTGTTTGTTTGGCCTGCTCCCCCTGCACCAATAGTATACGTCCCACCATTAAATATCCCTGCTGTGCCACAAAGTAATACAACATCACCCCCACCTCCAGCGTAGTTATAAGGGTTGCTGTTGCCGCCCTGACCACCTGCACATAAATACATCCAAACTATAGCATCATCAGCTAAACTACCTTTAGACCAAGTACCCGACGATGTGTAAGTGCTATTTGGTGACGCCCAATTAGATGGATACTTAGGGAAAGGCAACGATGTACCCCCTTCAACCTCGGCCCACGTTAACCCACCTGTGTTGCCTGATTGCGCTGACAAGAAATAGCCGTTAGTTGGGCTGTTGCTGACCTTGAGATTGGCCTCATCAACTACATTATTAGCGATGGTCAATGCGCCAGAGCCAGTGACCTCTCCTGAGTGTGTCGCATTTGTAGTTTTGGCAGTGTTAGCTGTAATCGCACTTGCTTGACTACTTGTTATTCCAGTTTTGGCAGTGTTAGCTGTAACGGCGTTGTTTAACGTCTGCAGGTCTACGCCGTCTACTGTGCCTGAGACTGTTATATTGCCTGTGACTGTCAACGCGCCCCCAATAGCAGCATCGTCCGTCACAGTAAGGTCATCCCCTACAGTAATATCACCAGACACATTTAGATTAGTAACGCCTAAAGTACCAATCTCACCCATTGCTGCGCCAGAACCCGCGCCGTCTGAGTACACGATCTTGGTTTGACCCGTTGGAATTGTTACGTTGGCCCCAGAGCCTTGCGAGATAATAATGCTTTGAGAGCCGCTTGTGCCGTTCTCAATGTACCATGTCTTGCTAATAGAGTTGGGCGCGATTGTAATAGTGCAGGTGCTGTCTAGCGTTCCTGTATACTTTAAATACAGAGAGCGCCCCGGATCGGTAGCTCCATCTGCAATTGTTGTGGTATGCGTATCGGCATTGGTGGTAATGGCTTCGGTGCCAAAACTAAGAGCCTCTGCAATTAGTTCGAGGTTTGTGTTGGTTGTAGCGCCCCAAGAGCCAGATTGTTCGCCATCGCCAATCTCTTCTAGCCGAAGATCATTTCCATATGTACTAGCCATGTGAGTTTCCTAAGCAGGTAAGTTGTTTAGTTTATACCGCGCCTATCGTTAAGACGCAATGTTTTTCAGATTACGCAACTACAGGCACCCAGTTTGGGTTGTTTGTAGGGCTAATTTTCTCCCATACAAACGTATCACCTATTGTTCCTGTAGCAGATACACCTGTAACGGCAAAGGCTTGGTTTACACTGACAGTACCTACAGCGCCTGTGCCTGCTACTCCTGTGACCGGATAGCTAAATACGTATGTAGTAGTACCTACTGCACCTGTGCCTGCTACACCTGTAACAGTATGGTTAGCTTTACCTTCAATGGTAACAGCACCAACGCCGCCAGTACCCGCCACACCTGTAACGGGATACGAGAATATGTAGGTTGTAGCACCTACTGAGCCTGTGCCTGCTACACCTGTGACAGTGTGATTTGCTAGGCCCGTTACGGTTACAGAGCCAACGCCGCCAGTACCCGCCACACCACTTGTAATGTTGGCGTTAATACCTATTCTAGCTGTTGCTGCGCCCACAGAGCCTGTGGAGGAAAGACCTGTAATAGGTAGTACAGAGTTTGAGATTATAGTGGTTGCGCCTACTGATCCAATGGAATTAAGACCAATTACCGTAAGATTACCATCAGATTCAGTTACAACGGTGTTAAGCGCAGATGTGCCGCTAACCCCAGTAACAGGCTGAGTAACACTGCTAGTAGTGCTTACGCTACCAACGGCACCTGTACCCGCTACTCCCGTAACGGATTGACCTTCCTGTAAGCTATTCCAAGAGCCAGAACTCCAACCGCCACGGCCCCAGCCAGAAAAAGGTAGTGGCATGGGTTATCCCTTCACTTAGGCGATACGGATAATAGCGTTACTCGCGTCTGCGGTTGGCATCACTACTGTAAAGTCACCTGCACTTGCAGCCTTGTCAGAACCGAAGTCAAGTACACATACAGTGGGATCACCCGAAGCTGCCTCGTTAAAGATCAACGCTCCGCGAACAGCAGAAATAGTCACGTTGCTAAATACAACATTGTTCATATCTACAAGAGCTGTTGTGCCAGAAGCGGCAGGATCAACTGTAGTTACAGGATTACCTTTAGCAGTGTAGTTTGTACCACTAACCTCATTGCCAGAAGTGTACGCAGTGGTAGCCGCATTAAAACTTGCGCTGTTGGTATACATCGCCAGCTTAAACACGTTAGACGCTGCGGTAAAATTGTGGACACCCTTTAAAACTTCTACTTTAAAAGAGGTACACATAAAGTTGCCGTTAAAAGCCATTTACATTTTCCTTATATATTCGGCTAGTTTTTTATGACCAGCATCACTGATTGCATTATATACAGTAGTTCTATCGCTCTGGATAGCCTGTTTCATGTAGACTGCGATTACAGCCTTCATACGTTCCTTGTGAGCCAAGGCTTGATCTTTTATTGCTGGCGGCGCATCATTTGATACGATCATTAACCTATCAACGCATAGCTCCGCGACTTCTTCTGGAGTAAATCCTCGGTTATTAGTAGTTCGGACTCCGACGCTACCAACAGACATTTCAAACGGCATATTCATCTAAAGTTCCCATCCCTGTAACTATCGCCTTTGCTGGCGGCATCAATAACGGACAACTGTTGTAGCGCAGATTCATATCGCTCTCTGTATGACTGCATAACATCAGGGTCGCCCTTCATAAACGTGTACGCCTCTACCAAGGAACCATAAAGAAGTACAGTGTCAGCGTTCTCACCAAGCCAAGACGTGCTTGTAGTAACAATAGACTTAGGCTCAAAGTAGTAATGTAACTCTACGGTATATGTAGCATTAGGCGTTGGACCTAT